GCTGCCTGTGTGAGCTGCCACTCGTCCGAGAGCCGGATGTCGGTATCTTTGAGGCCCGTCATAGCTTCACCTCCCTAATGATCGCCGGGGCGTCCCCGTAGGCCATAGCCACGGAGACGAAGGCCCCGGTCTTGAGTTGGATGCGGGAGCGGATGTCGGGGAAGACGGGAAATGCTTCGTCCACATTCCCCCAGCGGTCGACGACTTGGAGGGTGTACTCATACCAGTGGGCGGTGATGTGCCCCCGGTAGCTCGTGCCCGTCTCGTCGTTGTGGATGACGAGGTCTTTGTACTCGAACGTCTCGCCGAGCTGCGTCGCCTTCGTGACGACGGCGTAGAGCGCGGCGGGGGTCTTGAGGAAGGCGTAGTCCTGGGCGATGACCTTGTTGACGACCGCCTTCACCATTTCCTCGAGCATGGTCTCACCCCCTTCTTAGAAATAAATCCTTGTACGGATGAAGCCGTCGTCGTTGGTGGACGAGACGACCTTCGTGACCTCCTGCTCCCCGCTGATCTTCGGGTGAATGACGTTGATCTTGTGGGAGTGCCGGACGAAGGGGGCGGAGACTGTTTCCAACTCCCACACGCCCCCGAGCCGGACGAGGTTGATGATGTTGACGCCATACTCGAACGTGTAGACCTTCTGCTGCTCCGGCTTCTCGCCCCAGTAGAAGACGCCGCCCGAGAAGAAGAACTGCTCCTTGAGGCTCCACGCCGCATTGACGGCGTTGATCGCCTGGACGCCGGACATCTGCCGGATGGGGAGCTTCTTCCGCGTGGGGAAGCCCTGGGCGTTGAGCTTCTTCTTCCCGACCCCGGCCTGGGCCAGGACGTAGGAGATGACCTCTTGCGGGGTGGTGTCGAGGAAGGTGTTGTTGATCTGTGTGTCCTCGAGTAGCAGCATCTCGTCCTTGAGGGTGATCTCGTCCGCCCCGCCGCCCTTGTTGTAGGGCCGGGCGACGAAGCCCGTGAAGACCTCCTCCGTGACGCCGTTGTAGCCGAGCTCGATCGCGGCGGGGTCTTTCCGGGCGAGGCTGATCTCCGGCTGGAATTGCTCGGTGAACCGTATCTTCGCCCAGTCAAAATATGAGGACTTCGCCGAGAATATCTCGAACTCAATGCCCTGGTCGAGACTGTAGGCCCCGGCGCGGGCCATACTTTGCGGGTAGAATAGCTCCAGCGTTTCCACGCTCAGCCTCCTCCTCTCTAAAATGGCATATTGATGGCCCTCTGCAAGCCCGCGCTTCCCGCTTGTGTGACGGTGTCAGAGGCGGGGGACACGCCCCGGCCTGTTGCGAGGTAGCTCTTGTATTCCTCGGAGAGGCCGCTCGACGCTGCGCCTCCCCCGGAGCTGCCGGAGGACTTCCCCCCGGAGCCGCTCGCTTTGGTCGCTTTGATGGTCTGCGGGATATACTCCCAGAACTCGAGGGAGACGGTGATCTGCTCCTTCTTCGCCTCGGCCTTGTGGGAGAACCCCTTGAAAAGCACCTTGTCGATGCCGTGCTTCGCTGTGTCTTCGCTGACAATGGGGATGGGCTGCGGGACGGTCTGGCCCGGCTTTCGGAAGATGGCCCGAACCGTCTCGAGTGCCTGGTACTTTGTTCTCGTCGGGGTGTCGTCGAGAATGAGCTCGACGGTGATCTTCGCGTCCTCGTAGCCCGTCGCTTGCTTCGGCTTCGTGGCGCTGCCCTCGACTTCTTGCTCGTCGATCTTTGCGGACTCCTTGACCTCGATACTCTTGACAAGGCCAGGGAGGACGACGCCGTTCACTTTGACGAGTTGGTCTTCGACATATATCACGGTGCGCCCTCCCTTCCCTTATACTGTGACGGCCTCGGGGTCGTCCGCCGTTTCTTCGCTTTCGTTGGCGTTGGCGAAGTCCTCGACCTCCTTGAGTAGCTCAAGGAGCTGTTGCAGGTCTTTGATCTTCTTGAGGTCGACGGGAATGAGTAGCTTTTGAATGACGACTTGCTTCGCCCCGTTCCCGTCGCCGGAGCTGCCGCCCTTGTTGTCCTTGCCCTCCTCATCGCCGGAGAGGGCGACCTTCTTCGGGGGCTCCCGGTTGATGGACGGCTTCGGCTTCTCGGCCTCGACCGCCTGGGCCATGTTGCCCGGTATGGGCTCAATCGCCGCATTGTTGAGCGTGGTCTTCTCGAGTACGTTGTTCGCCGCGCCGAGGCCCTTCTCGATAGCCTGGGCCGGGGCGTTGGAGGCTTTCTCAAGCCCGGAGGCGTAGGTCGTCATCGTCCTCTGTCCCGAGAGGGTCAAGGTCGAGAGCGGGCCCTCTTTAGCGTCGGAGAAGGGGAGCATATTTCGGATGCGCTGGAGCCCGCCCTTGACCGCGTCGACCGCGCCCGTAAACGCTGAGCGGATGCCGTTCGCAAATGTCGAGATGACCTTCTTCCCGGACTCAAAGAACCAGGAGACGGCCCCGGTGACGGTGTTCTTGACGGCTGTGATGCCGTTGGAGAAGGCCGTCTTCACGGCCTCGAACCGCTCCCGGACGCCGGAGGCCATATTCGTGACGCCGGAGATGAACTTGTCCTTGATCGCGGTGAGCCGTCCGCCTGTGAGGTTATCCAGGAAGGAAAAGCCCGCTGTATATATGCCCTTGACGCCCTCGATCGCCGCCGCTGCCGCGCCGCGTATGCCGCCGCCGTGGGACTCGTAGGCGTTCCTCATGTTGTCCAGCTTCTCGGCGACCGTGTCGCGGGCTGCGCCCATAACGGAGCCGATCACGTTGCCGATGCCGGAGAAGATCGCCTTCGCGGTCTCGAACGCTGCGCCCAGCTTCTCGCGGAAAAAGTTGAGGATGTTGTTGACGAGGTTTCGGAACCACTCGCATTTGTTATAGAGCAGCACGATCGCCGCTATCAGGGCCACGATACCGATGACGACCCATGTGACCGGGTTCGCCAGGAGTGCCGCCGTGAAGCTCCAAACGCTGCCTATAAGCGGCGATAGCGCCGCCCTTGCTATCCCGAACCCCGCCTTGAGTATCTTGAAGGCGGAGACCGCCTTCGTGATGACGAGGCCCACGCCGCCCACCACGGCGGCGACGGTGCCCGCTATGGTGAGGAACCCGCCGATCGCCAGGACGACAAGCATGATGACCTTGACGAGCTCCTGGTTCTCCTCTATCCACGACCCGACCTTCGTGAGGACGGTCTCCCCGGTGCTCATGAGGTCGTTGATCGTGGGGAGCAACGAGTTCCCGATGGACTCCTTGACGTTTTGGATGCGCTGCGTGAGCCGCTCGAACCGCTCCGGCTCCGTCTCGTTGATCGCGTTCGCCATCTCCGTGGCGACGCCCGTGCCGGAGCCGAGGGCGTCATACATATCGAGGATGTTGCCCTGTAGGTCGTCGGTCTTGTTGTAGAGGAGGTCGATGAGGGCCACGGCCTCGGTGTCCCCGAAGGCTTTTTGTAGCTCCATCTTTTCGGCTGCGTCCATGGTCTCGCCGAACTTTCCCCGGAGTAAGTCCAGGATTTCGGGCATAGATAGGAGTTGATTGTTCGCGTCCGTGAACGATAGGCCCAGGGCTTCGCCGCCCTTCGTTGCCGATCGCAAGAACGCCTTGTACTTCGTGCCCGCCTCGCTGCCGCTCATGGTGGCCTGTAGCATACCGAGGATGGAGAGCTGCTCCTCGAGGGGGACGTTCGACGTCGTCGCCGAAGCGCCGAGCGTCTGGATGGCGCTCGCCATCTGCGAGCCGTCCGTCTTGAACTGCTGCACCGAACGGGCGATACCCGCCGAGAACATCTCTCCAAATTCCAGGTCGGTGAGGTCGTCATAGTAGCCCTTGTAGATGCCGTAGCCCGTAGCAAAGAGGGACGTCATTTCCCCGATCGTGGACTTCGTCGCCTTCGCGGTGAGGCCCGAGAGCTCCGTGAACTGGGCGACGCCTTCGTCGGAGAGCGAGGCGATGCCGCTCTTGATGTCATAGGCTGCGCTGATGAAGTCGGCCTTCGTCGTCCCCGCCCATTGGTCGGAGAAGTTCCGGGCCGCGTTCTCCACGGCTTCCAGGTCTTTGACGCCCAGCGAGGCGAGCTCGCCGATCGCCCGGCGCGTCTCGAAGGTGGCCTCGACCGGGGCCAGGACGGCCCCCGTGATCTGCGAGCCCATCTCCTGCATGACCGCCCCCGACTTCGCCACGTTGCCGAAGGTAGCGCCGAGGGCGTCCATCTTAGAGACGTCGGCTCCCACCCGGGAGGCAATACTCGCCATGGGCCCGGAGAGGTTGTCGACCATATTCATGACGAGGGATAGTTTGAAAACAGACTCTAAACTCAAGCCGCTCACCTCCTTCTCATAGTTTGGAGGCTGTCCGAAGAAACGACCGCGCCGCCCGGGTCAGTCCGAGGAGAAGACCTCGGAGATCGCCCGGGCGACGATGTCCTGCTCGAGCCGCTGGATGAACCGCGCCTTCGCGAGATAGTCCAGCAGTTCGCCGAAGTCGTCGATCGCTTCGGGGTCAAAGTGCTCTAAAAGAGGCGGGGGGACATAGCGGTATATCTCGAGGAGGGCGCTCTCCGTGAGGCTCTCCTTTATCCCCGCGACCCTCTCTCTTAGAGCTTCTTCAAATTTACCCCGTCAGTGAGGCCCAGGAGCTCGGTGAGCTTGTTCCCGATGGTGATCGCGACGCCGGGATATTCCTCCATATCGGCGGTGAGACGGTCTCTGTCCTCGTCGACGACCGCGTCCAGCATGAAGGTCTTACTCGCCTTCGTCATGCCGATCTTGGAGGCCGTCTTGATGTAGCGGTCGTAGCTGGGGACGCTGGGCCGCTTGAAGTGATAGGAGAAGTCCTTCGACTCCTCATCATCGACGGGGACGGTGACGCTCACCTTGTAGACCTTGCCGTACTTCTGCCGCATAGCCTCGGCGGAGTCGGGGGCGGGGTTGGTGCCTTCGTTCTTCTTGATGTCTTCCATGTGTTAATACCTCCGTTTTTCTCGAATTAGTTGAGACGGCGCGGTGTGCGTTAAACAGGCTCGACGCCGTCCTCCACAATGCCGCCGACGATCATGAAGTCGATGTCGACGGTGAGGGTCTTGTCACCCTGGGCCGCTTTGTGGCTGCGCTTGACGAAGACGACCCGCTTGAGCTCGTCGATGCGTGTCCGTCCCCCGGGGTTGCCGTAGGAGACGACCACGGAGGGGAGCTCCACGCCATAAAAGGGTGTGCCCGTGGCTTTGCAGTAGTCCAGGACGTCGTCGTAGTCGTCGCGGAGCATGGACACTTTGCCCGAACTCTTATAGTTGCCCTTGCCGTAGCCCCGGGGCCTGTAGCCCCTGCCGTAGGACTCCTCCATCTCCTGCTCGTCGTCGTAGCTGATCTCCTGGACGACGAGGTTCAAGCCGGGGAGTTTGACGTCGACGTCGCCCCATCCGTAGTTGATGCCGTTGACCTTGATACTCATAAAGTTTTGGCCTCCTTCCTTTAGGCGGTGGGCCGACGCCGGGCGAGGTTGATATAGACCTCGCGGATGTAGCCCCGGGACAGGTAGCGGATTTTCACGCGCATGGTCTCGTCCTCGATGAAGGTCTCCTCGTGCCCTTCCATGACAATGATCTCGGCGGCACTGATCTCCTTCGCGTCGATCATGCGCTGCAAGGGCTCAAAGAGGAACTTCGCCCGGGTTTCAAGCTCGCCCTGGATGTCCTCGAGATCAATGTCGTCGTTCATGAGGTCGAGGCCCTTCTTCCGGGTCTCCCGGATGATCTTGTTCAGAACGCGGACATCCTCGGCGTAGCGGTAGTCGCTGCCGTCCGGGGAGAGCATCTTCGTGTGATAGACGAAGTAGTCGTCCTTCCCGTCATACTCCCGGAAGGTGAGGAAGCCCGCGAGGTCGAGCAGCTCGATGATGTCGTTGTCCAGCTCCACGGGGAGCGTCTGCTCGAGCTTCGTCTTGCGGATGCCGAAGCCCGCCTCCTCCCGGGTCTTGCCGATGGAGGTCTGGACGCTGGACTTCGCATAGAGGCCGGAGACGAGGCCCGCGAGGTTGACGATCTTCTTCGAGCCGTCCAGCTTGACGAGACGGCCCCAGGCGGTGACGACCTGGATGTTGTAGTTCCTCACCTTCTTCGCCTTCGCCTCCATCTCCAGGGCCCAGTCGGTGAGATCGCCCTCCTCGCCGCCTCCGCCCAGGACGGGGCCAGCTCCGCCGCCCTCGCCGGGCGTGGGGAACCCGGCCTCCATGACGAAGAACATCGGCTTGTGGAAGATCTCAAAGAGCTGGACTTGCGCCTCGCCGACCGCTTGCCAGAGGGCGAGATCGCTCTCGCCGACGATGTGGACGAACTCGTACTCCTCGGCGAAGTTTTGGAGCTTCGTGATCGCGTTGAGGACGTCCCCGTTCGTCATGGTCGGGGCGGTGGTGGCGAAGGTGTAGGTGTCATTCA